CGAAGGTGTAATTACCGTCAGATAACGTACCGTCTATAGTTAGATTTCGTATAGTTCCTATGTCTTTGTTGGCATCTAAGACAAGGGCTTTTGAAGCGGCAGCAGTTCCGGCAGTAATTCCGTCAAGCATCTCCAGTTCAGCTTCAATAAGAACTGCACTTCCAACAGTAAGGCCGCCTGCGGTAATAACCCCTGTGGTAGTCAGGGCTTCATTACCAAAGTCTATTGCGTTACTGGAATCAGTTATGCTGCCAGCACCTATCGTGAGAGTGCCAGCTTTTACTGTGTTGTCCTTGAGAAGAACAGAGTCAATCGTGACACCACTACCACCAGTTGTTTCGGTGATTGTGTCTACTGTGAAAGCGTCACCAGCAGTAATGACTACGCCTGTACCACTCGAAGCGTTACCAAGCGCAAGCACTTCTCCCCATGTGTCTACAGTGTCTTGCTGGGAATCAACGTAAGCCTTGATGGACTGTTGAGAAGCAAGGTGTGTCGCTGAGTCCGAAGCCATGTTGTCTTCGTCTTTGATAATAGACCCTGTTACGCCTGTAGAGTCCATCGTCAGCACAGTAGCAAGCGAACCTGCTGCCATAGCCTCGAACTTTATTTGACCGTCTTCACTACCGTCAGATACGTCTAATCCAACCCAAGAAAACCTGCCAGCAATCCATTCCTGTTTACTGCTGTGGTCGTTAGAAAGTGTGTAGTCGATGTAACCGTTATCGTTGTCACTTGGAGTGTCTGCTGTTTCAACTCCAGAAGATTCTGTTGCTGGACGGAAACCAAATGTGGCTACAAGAGATGATGCTTCTGATGTAGTCGAATAGGCAGATAAAGCAGGCTGGGCTGTGGTGGGATTACGAGACTGAAGTTCAGTTACCTGAAACTTGTCACGGCTTAGAATACGGTAAGTCTGCGTCCCTGTGACTAACTGAACGTCATACCTACCAGGAGTCTCAACAGTGAAGTCCCATTCACCAGAAGAGTCGGTCGTATCCGTAGCAAGGGCTGGCGTGATCGTTCCTTCAGCAAACAGAGTTGCTGTCTTGTTTGCAAGAGCGTTACCTGCGCTATCTAAAAACGCCCCACTGAGTCTTACGTCTTCTTGTGCCATTGTCTAAATTCCTTGTGGCCCTTTGCCACGAGTGCCAGCGAGAGCCTCTCGAACAGCTTCATCTGGGCTATTGATAGCTTCTTCTTCTTGAATAAATTCTACCCGTAAACCATTAGCTTCTAGTGCTGCACGTTGAAGTGCGTCATGCCCTCTTTGGTCAGTTGTGCGATTATGATAATACTTAGATTGCACGTTTATACCTACATAAGGGCTGCGTATGATGAAATCAACAATAGCCCCACCACGAACATTCCTGCCACCGAATTGTTTCGATTGATAGATAAAGTCCCCAGCTTCTTCCAGTCTACCAGTTCTGATAATTGCACGATAAATCCAATACTCAGGCTGAGAACCACCACGAGCAAGCCACCATTCAGGTACTTCCTCTATAACTTTGCCTGTGACTGTGCGAGTTACTGCTGGTCGTTTACTGCGGAAGGATTGAACCATTACCTGTCTCTTGACTGCCTTGGTTCTACAAAGTTCGTTCGGAATACACCAACTTCTGATTCCCCACCAGCTTCTTCCATGCTCTGAAGATCAGTCATATCCATGTAGTAGTTCTGGCTCTCAGTATTATCGTTTCTGTAAGTAACCTCAACAAGAGTGCCTGAACCAAGGGCTGATTTAAGATCAGCAATTTGCTGCTTAGTATTACGTCCATCAGGCGATACTTCGTTTACATCAATGTCAGCAGCAATACCCCACAGAAGAGCAACAACAGCGCGCCATACCAATGTCATCTTGATTAACTGAGGCGTGTTAGTCGTAACTGAACCACGAGCGAATGTCACACGGAACTTGATAGAACGGAATACCTCACCAATAGGTGCGTCATTAACGACAATACGGAACTTAGATTCTCCCGTAGTGGCTATTAACCCGTTAGTCGTAGAGCTGTTGTCTAACACTGTGTACGATTCATCATCGTAGTTGGTAGCGTACTCGACTTTGATTGTCTCACTAGAAGTCGGGTTGACAGTTTCAACAAGAACATCCAACGCAATCTTCGTCTGGTTACGGATATTAAAATCACTCCAAGGTGTCTCTAACGTCGCTGTTTCCGCATAGGTTCCCGTAGGGTTTTGAAGAGGGTTTACAACGTCAACAGGTAGAGGCATGTAGTACACGCCCTTACCAGCACCCCACCACACACGGTATCCACTGTGGGCATTAGATACTTCGGCGGCTGTTAAACTTGCTCCAGCATCGTCTGATGCCCATTTAACATCGTAGCCACGTTCATCATTGCCAAGAATAGTAGATAGCCCTTGTCCAGCGTTTGCTGTAATACCGTGGTGAGTTCCAATACCACGAGTAACTGCATTAAGAGCAGTCACGCCAGATGATTCAGTAGCGTCAACAAGCACTAAGAGGTCATTATGTGAACCTACAAGAGATGCGATCTTGCCACGCCTGTCTGAAGGCAAACCGTAGTCACGGTCAGGGCCTACAGGAACAACAACAGTTTGGTCACTACCAGCCTGAAACTTGTAAATAGAGTTACCAGCAGGGAAGTAAATAGACCCACGCCATACGGTTGCACCCTTACCAGAGTCTGGGTGAAACGGTAACTTGAGGTCAGTTGGCAAGAACCGCTGGTTGATATCGTCGTGGACGTACAACCCTACTTTGGTTGCTGCGTATATGTGTTCTTCACGGTCAGGGCCACGAGCAATCAACAGCCCCCCAATGTAATCATCTGGCAACTGTAACTTGGCATCAGTAGACCATGCAGTAGAAAGATCATCTGTGTAATAAAGCTGACCAGATTGGTCAATGCCCCACAGTAAATCCTTAAAGAACACTATGTACTTGATATCAGTTGTGTTACGCGCCCAAACTGACGAACTGGTTGCGTAGTCAAGATCAGAGCCAGTAGCGATAGCAAGGGTGTCCACGCCACCAACAAGCCCCCGCTTGGCATCAGTTGCATTGTCTTCTAATGTGCGAAGTGAGGAACCCCATGTGTCTGTAACACTGTTGTATACGTGAACAGCAGTTTCAAACGTGCCATACATAGCCCCCTTGAAATCAGTAAGGGTTTGAACCTCAGTATCAGGGCTGTTTTCTGTCAGCGTTACAAGTGGCTGTAACATCGTGCGGTCTTTGTAGCGCAGGTTCGCAGTAGAGTACCACGCCCTGTCAGCGTCTTTAGACGGATCAGCAATTTCTATGCCAATACCACCACGAAAGTCCCCCATGTTCCATTCAGAAGCGTGAGGGTTGTCTGCCGCAGATGACTCGCCAATAACAATTTTGCCTGGTTGTTGGGACGCATCGAACAGGCGAACCTTACTCTTAGACCAGTACGCCTTATTGTTAATGATGATTGAGTTACGCTGCACAGCACGGTCGTTAGCCATTACCCAACCTTCTGTTCTATTCCGAATGCTGTAAAAGTAATGTTGTTTGCTATTGATGACCTTACAGCAATGTTTCCAGCAGGGTTGTTTAGGTAAAACGGCCCTTCAAGGCGAACAGACGCATTCGCTACTGCTGCCGTATCGAAAACAATAGCGGTAGCGTTAGAGTAAGTTGACCCGTCATCGTCAATAAAAACACGATAAGTAGCCGTTCCACCCGCAACTTCAGTGATGTAAATAACGTCAACACGGTACTCAAAGCCTCGTGTTGGGGAAAAAAGACTAGCGGCGTTGGTGTCGGCAGGCATCAGTTGCCCAAGTTGCTTCCACGCCATTAGTCATCAATCCAAACTGTCCCACTAGGAGCCTGCTGGCTTGTTAGCGCACCAAGAGCCAAAGCCTCATACTGATCCGCTTCAAGATATGCAGCATCTCTGTTGCCATCACGGCGATCACCCCTAGCACGAAGCAACATAGCCATTGCCTTGTTTATTATGTACTCAGGCTCTACATCACATGAGGTTGCATCTGCGTCTAACTCTGTTGGCTTTTTCACACCAATCAATTTGATAAGTGCGTAAGAAGAACCAGCAGGTGCGTCGGCGTAAACAATAGAGAACGAACGGTTGTCTTTATCCCATTTGATAGCGTTTCGGTGAATAGTCACCCAGTCTTCTGAGTTAGCGACTGTGGCTCTAATTGCGTCTATCTGGTAAGTAACCGCACCAATATCAACGTCGTACTCAAGACCAACAGAAATAATTGCTGAGTCAGACAATGGGTTAGAAAGTGCCAGTCTCACGTATGTCCAAGTCCCGGCTGTAATAGCAGGCAAACTTAGTAGTTCTGTCTCAGTAGCAGCGTTAGCCGTAGTCGAAAGAACTAGCTTTACCTGACCCGAAGTAAGCGTGACTGTGGACTTGAACCAGAACTCTACGTGTGTGAACTTTGAGAGATCAAGACTTACTTTTTGGGAAGCTATGATGTCTCCCGCAGTCCCAGACCCAGTTATCACAAACTTGTTAGACGCAGCACCTTCGCGCCGATCTTCCGTTTCAGCGGAAACTGTTACGCCCGTGCCTGAAGACTCAGACCACGCACTATCACAGTTCTGAATTACCTTTTCGGTTTGATTCAAACGAACTTGAATTTTGTTGATGCCAACTACTGAAGTCGGAATAGAGAAATTGTTTATCGCAGAAGATGTATGTAGGGATATGTCACGTAGCGGTGGAGAACCCTTGCGAGGTATCGCACGTATAGCACGATTGATTGCACGATGTACCCTTCTTGGGTCTAAGTCTCTTTGCCAAAGTTCGTAGGTGTCACCGTCTGCAACAACCGCAGCTAGAACATCACCACGCAGTGTCCCTGTGGTAGAAGACCCTGTGTAGTCATTGACTAGCCTAATTACTTCATCATTGGTTCCTGAAGTACCGCGCCAGTACCAGCCATTGATGTAATCATCTGTAGCTTCTAACTCTGCATCGACAAAAGTAGAAGTAGAGCCACCGGAAGTAGCAGTGTGAGACTCGTACCCACCGTACTGCTCACCGATACTTGCAGCAATTTCTTCTCTGGTCTGTGATATTAGAACTGCGATGACAAACCTCTATACGTGAATCTTTTTGTGTGTGTAGTAGGCTGCGGTACGCGACCTAGCTTTTGCAGCATTATTTGTCCAGTCACACTCAGGACACGTTCCAGAGGAGGTCTTCCAAACCTCAACAGGCACTTCGGGTGCTGGAGTTGTTTCTACGGGCTGTGTGACATCAAGAATAGCTTCTGGACTGCTATTTGGCATCAGTTGTGAAATAGTAAGTTCCCGAATCTTACGTTCTTGGTCTTCTCGATCTTGGTCACGAGCCTCAGTAATAGCAGCCCACTCAGACCTGTGACGGTTTTGTGCGTGGGTTCTAACGTCAAGCATCGTGCGAAGATTGGACTTATTACAAGTTCCAAGCCCTAAAGATTCGTGGTATTCACGATCTGGGTGGTTCTCATGCAATAAGCAAAGGTACTCTCCAACCTCAATCGGAGGAGCGTCTGCCCTGCGAGTAGTAAATATTCGTTTCCCAGTTTCAGGGTCAGTTTTACCTAGTTGAGTTGACAGCATGTTGTTGTTGATAATGGAAGCCTCTCCATTACGAATGTCATAAACAACTGACTTGCCTGCCGACGATGCTTCTTCAACAATCATTGCATACGGATCGTCTGCTGTTGGAGTATGGGTAAATGAACCTTCTTTTAGATCGGTGTCATCAATAGCATCTTGCGCTTCTAATGCAAGTTCATGCACAGATGTTCCATCAAGGCTGTTATTGCCCATATCTGCCATCGTATGTAGCTGTTCTTTTGTAACGGCCATTAGTTCTTCCTCTTTCGGGCTTCACGTTTTTCACGTTCATTGTGATACGCCTCAACCCATTGTTCCGGTGTCCCCGTTGGTGATACGTCGTATGCGTCATCAGAGAATCCTTTCAAACGCATTTCATTCGCCATATCACGAAGACTTCCTACTGTTTCATAAACTCCACCAGTAGAAGGATCGCCACCAATAATGTTAATTGGTTTTGCTCCAGCAAATAAATCAGACCTACCAAGGGCTTCTTTATATGTGGCTATTCTATCGTTCCTGACAACTTTTAGTTCTTGGAAACGGTGTGATCCGTTACCTGACTTGTCAGCATCGTATTCACGCAACAAGAACGAAGGCTCGTCGTTAGATACATAAAAAGCTATTGCATCAATCATTTGACTCCTCTAGCCCTCGCATTAGTTGTTGCCCCCGCCCCGAAGGGCGAGGGCTTTATTTACCTATTGACTAGGCGTTCCAGTCACGGTTTGCCTTGACGAGAATGTAATCCACATCAAGAGTCTCAATAGCGTTCCCCTTCGCTTCAACACCGACACAAAGGCCAAGGTTGACAGAAGTAGAAGCAGCACCTTCAACGGTCTTTTTCAAGTCACCGTCAATGTACCAACGAGTGTCACCGTTAGGAGCAATCTCAAGTCTAAGAACTTGCCACTCACCAGCAACAGCATCATCATCCAAGTCTAATGACCCAGAAGCTGTAACAGCACTGGCAGTACCACCGTTGTAAACAGCGTGCCAATCTTCATCATCAGTAAGTTCTGCTGACAATAAGAAACCAACGAAGTCCGAAGCAGTGTTCGTTATCGTTGTGCTAGCACCGTGTACAACATCGGTCTGGATCGAAAGCGTTTCAGGCGCAATGTCTGAAAAGCCAATGAATACCTCTTTAGTATCGAGGTTTTCCATTTGAACACGAGTTTCAAGAATAAGTGTTCCACTAAGGGCAACATCAAATGCTGCCTGAGTGCCGACCATAGTTGTGTGGTCTGTTTCATTAGTTGTGGTAAGCCGACCAGCACCAGAAAGAATCCCGGCAATAGTTGGAACACCAGCGTCAGTTTCAGCACTACCCTGACCACCGACACAAAACGGGCCAAGTGACCGAAGTTCAGCAGTATTTGCTACGGAATCTTCACCGTAGAAGTCGTAGAAAAGTCGGATGCGACCCGGCTCTCCTTGAGCGTTTATAGCCATTTTTTATTACCTCGTCCCCTTACCGATAAGGCGGGTTTGGGACTAATTGTTTATCTAACCTACGATGTAGGAGCAGTTGCGTCCGACAAGATTTCGTAGAGCCAGTTACCCACAGAGCGTTCTCCGTAAGCATATTCGTCACGATGTAGAACTTCAGTAGCACCGCCACCAAGTTTCTCGTTACGAACCGTCTTTACCCAAGGCATTCGAGCCTGGACACAGATGATCGCACCGTTTGCACCTGAAGCAAATACTCCACCCTTGGCATCGTCAGCGGAATCAATAGTGATGTTGTCATCCGTGTATGCCTGTGCGTTTGCAATAGGCAAGTTGAATGAGTTCTTGAACACATCAGCCGTTAAGCCAGTTGAGATGTCGTAAGTTCCAACACCTGCTACCAGTTCGTCAAACAGGTCTTTCATCTGGAAGGAGTGAAGCACGAATGCAACAGGCCCATCCCAAGGTTCACTCGTGTTACCACGAATGCGATACGCTGCTGCTGCAACGTGACCACTCGTAAGAGTAGTACCTGCACCACAAAGAGAAGTAGATGCACCGTCAAGAACAGTTAGACCGTCTTTGTCTTTCTGTCGTTCAATCGCCTGCTGACCAAGTGAGCCAACTTTAGCGAAGACGTTCTTCGACACGTTTCGAGCAGCACGGTCAGTGATGACTGTGTGAACCGAAATAATCGAAGGCGTTACAGAAATCGCACTGTCAGAAAGTTCCTGTGGGTTGTCTTCCTCAGTTGTCTCTGTGATTGCCGAAGCATTTAGTTTGGCAAGATCAATCTCTCGCCAGTTATTGCCAACACCTGCGCCAAGCGTCTGCTTGTCAACAATTTGGGTCATTACACCCTTGTACTCACGGACATTTCGAGCCGCACTTACCACGGTAGGTAGTGAATCGCTCAAACTATCAGTAATAGTTTGTCCAGTTGCCATTTTTATTTTTCCTTGCGACTAACCAAGGTTGACTCCCATTGAACGCATGACCTTATTTGCACGAGCATGATCGTTAGAATTGCCCTGTGCATAAACAGTGTTCAGCCATTGCTGATCTGTTATCGTGCCACCCTGCCCAACACCACCGTCGAAAGTATTAGTTTCGCCACCGGAAGGAACCTCTGCTTGTTTAGCCGCTATTTGTTGTTTTCGTAGGCTCTCAGCTTCGCCAAGAACCTTTGCTGCCTCTACGACCATAGCGGGGTCTGAGTAACCTTGGAGCAATGCCCGTTGGTTCTCAGGAACACCGTGCTGTCGCATCATCTCGTTAACCGAAGCATTCTTAGAAGTTATTTCCGCAGCCTGGTTTGCTTGCTGAAGCTGCTGCTGTAAAGCATTAGCCCTTTGTTCAGCTTGAAACGAAGCCTTGGCCGTATTAGCTTGCTGTGTAGCAAGCCTATTAGCCGCCGCCTCATCGTGACCTTCTGCAACTAACTGGGCTTCCAGTGATTGTGCATAACCACGAACTTCTGCTTCTAAGACCTGATCTGAGTACGTTGCCTGAAGTTGCGCTACCTGATCTCTCAGGGTTTGCATTTCAGTCTCGCGCTCATTCTCGCGCTGCCTGATAGATGACTCTCGTTTAGACCATTCTTCTTGAGTCCGCATCCTGCCAGATTCTTCTGGAGTAGCTTCTTCTTCAGTAGTAGTCTCGTCGGGGGTCACCTCAGATACAGCCGACTCTTCGGTTATCTCTGAGGTTTCATCGGGTTCAGGTGCTACATCGTCGGAGATTGCTTCGTCGCTAGTTACACTAACTTCTTCCGTCGCTACTGGTTCAGACTGCTGTTCATCCCAATTTGCAGGGATAATCAACTCGTCGCCAGAAGGGAGGGAATCGGTTGTTTCTAGGGAGGATTCATTCTCAGAGGAGGTACTCACCTCGTTTGGTGTGACCATAAAAGTCCTCGTAAAATTATCGTGAAACCTTATTCAGTTGTAAAAGCAATAGTACCGCGTTCTATATTATGTTGCAATTTAGCCGTGTTACCTGCCCCCAAATATTGACTCAGTAGAGCCGAAACTTGGCACGGGGGTAGAGTTAGATGCGGGCGTAAGCATAGGTGTGTTATTTGGTTGCACCGAAGGAACGGGAGCAAGCCACGGATCACCACTATACACATCAGGTCTGGCGTTTAACGTAGTCCTATCAATCTCTATTTCTTGTGCGTCTAATGACCTAAGAATGTTTCTTCTTGCATTATGTGACTGTTGAATTTTTTTCATGGTGGACTCTGGCAATAACTTTAAGAGTTCTGCTGGAACTGGGCGCATGTTTGTATTCGCAAAAACATACTCTAAAGTTCCATCTCTTTTCCACTTTCGCTCAAGTACTTTTAAAACCTTTTCCCACTCTTCAGAGTCGAAGCCTGATAAAGATTCAAATGGTGCTGAAGAATCGTAGTATTCCTGAAGAGCCGCCTTTTCTGCATCTGTGCCAGCAGAAGGTGCTTTAGGAAACACCGACTCTTCGTTCAAATCGCCACCAAAAATACCAGCGGACAAACCTTTACGGAGTCCTGAATAAAACGTGTTAGTTGAGAAGTACCGATTTACCGCTGTTCGCTTGTTAATATCACCGGACTTGAGCTGCTTTACGATATCTTGAAAAACATCGTAGTGATTGATATCAGCTTGGTCGAATACGCCTAGAGAGCGTTCTGAAGTTCGAGCAAATAATTCTTTGGCGAGTTCCTGCTGGAACGGCTGTACCTCTGTTATTGGTAATCCCCAGAGTTCTTGAGATGAGTCTTCTACGGTGCTAAACGATGAAACACCAACACCAAGAGGTGCTGCAATCGCTGCACCCGCCGCCATAAGTGGGCCTGATTCTTTCCATGCCTCAACAATGTCTTGAATAAACATCATTGTAAATGTTCTTAGTACTGGATTTTTTCGCAAGTCTAACTTAGTAAAACTTTCACTATCCAGAGTAAAACTTTCACCTAAAAAGTCTTCCTCGTTTGCAACATCTAAGCCTAAACCAAGTGAAGGGTGGGCTTTACTTCTCAAAAACGTAGTGGCAATTTGTACTCGGTTTGCTTCTGACTGAGACTTAGTTCCGATAGCCTCTCTTTTCCCGCTAGTTATTTGAGCAATAAATCTAGCTGTTTGCAACGTACCAGCACCAAAGTCAAATCGAGTTTTGCCAATACGCAACTTCCCAAAGTCTGAGTTAAACGGGTTAGGCTCAACGTCTATATCTGGGTGCTTATCAGCAAGCCACAAAAATAAATAAAGTCCACCAGCAGCAGTAACTAAGTCTTTTGCAAACTTTTTACGAACATTTGGTGATCTTGTTAGTAATGGAAGTGGTAATTGAAATCGTGACACTGCAAGGCGTGGTGAAAAACCAATACCATTCAACAATGGAGCAGCACCTTCTGCCTTACCAAGTGAACCTCGACCAGTTGCAAAGTTTATAAAACTAGCTATAGCATCCAGTTGTTCATCAGTTGCTGTTTTTCCGCCAATTTCAATAGCAGCAACCATTCGTTTCATAACCGTGAACCGAAGTTCGTTTAGCATAGTTACAAATGCGCGCTCTGAATTTCTAACAAAAGGAAGGCGGCCAGCAAAGCGAGACATAAACTGTTCTTCTCTTCGAGTTATATCTGTTGCTTCACCAAGCGAGGCTATATACAGTCGCTGTTGTTGCTTAGTACCAATATCAACAGGCCTACCTGACTTAGTGGTAAACCTTACAAAATCTAAGTCAGACTCTATCGCCTCGCGAGAAGCCCGTGCATATTCTTCATTAGCAAACGCTTTGAGTTGAGCCTTGAAAGCATTTTTGAAGTCTTTAGGATTTCCTGGGCCAAGTACAGCAGCTTGCCTAGCAGTTGCTGAAATATCGCCAGTTGCAAGCAATGCCCGTGGAAGGTTCCATAAGTTTAGAAACAAGTCCCATGCTTTCTGCCCTAACTTTTTCTTAGAAAGAACAGCACGAATCATCTCAGGGCCAAACACGCGCTCAAGTAACTCCATTTCATAAGGTGTCGGTAGCGTTGCTGAGTCTGGATTGAATAACTTTTTAAACGCTGCGTCAGCATTTATTTGCCTAAAGTTGATGTACCCCGGTGGTGAATTAGCAAACTCAAGCACACTGCCTCTGCCCCAAATACGAGATAACAGAGCCTCTACTTCATCTGGCGTAAATAATTGGGCAATAGGTTCAAACTCTGGGCGAGGGATTTCTCCACCCATAGCACGAGTTGCTGAACTACCAACGTCACCAAATGTTTGTGCTTTTCGGGCAGCACTACCAGCACGGGCAATCTGTCGTTTCCTGCCTTTACTAAGTGCCTCTAAAGATTCTTTTGTTGCTGGCTTAGTGTCTCTAATTGCTTGTGCAACTCTTTTTATTACTGGGTCATCTTTTGCAGCTATTGTTGGCGCAGGGCTATCTAAAATAGACCTAGAAGAAGGAGGAAAATCAGCATCTGCTGTAGGGCGATTTCTTAGTTTAGGTGGGCCACTGCCACCTGCCTTGCCATCTGAAACAGGCGCAACATCCAGCGCATCCACAGCCACATCGTCAGCAGGCAGCGCACCAGTGCCAACGTCATCTATGATCGCCTGCTGCTGCGGGGTTACTTGGCGAGCAGCAGTCGTGCCTGTGGCTGGAGTGGTGGGGTCAAGAAGCCCCATTTCACGAGCAACTTCTGGCTCATTCTTTATGATGTCATCTAAGGTACGCTGACTCGTTTTTGCCATCTCGGCTTGAAGGTTGAACCCTTCTGGAAGCACGACTTCTTCAGGACCTTTTATAAGGTCAAGAACCATCTCTCGGTCGCCGAACCTGTTTTTTCGACCAGTTAACTCAAAACCAAGTTTGCTAAATAGTTTCGGACTAAAACCTTGCTCGTTCCTTTTAGTTACTTTGTTCCACGCAACGGGTTCTGCATATACTTCAAAGCTAGTTGCTCCACGCCTTCGCAGTTCTTCCATTGTGTCTACGACAAGTGCCTCTCCAAAACCTTGTCTGCGTAGTTCTGGGCTTGTCTCAAAGTCAACAATCGACCCTATTACCTTGCCGTTTTCATCAGGTAGCAAGACTATTGCCCGTGCTGTAGAGCCATCGTTTGACACAGTAAACCGTACATCTTCATTAAGAAGATTACCGTTAGTATCTTTCGCCCCTGCTTTTCCTGCTGCTTCGTCAGTAACCTTGAATCCACGTTGACCTCCAGCCCCCCTAGCAGCAGCGTCAGCTTGTGTGGCTGGAGTGGTTGGAGTGGTTTTCTTTTTTGCACCGGGACGCAGAACTAGAGTTCCATCAGGAATGTCTGCTATAACCCGACCCCCAGCAACTGACTGGGTGACATTTTCCATTCCCACGCCTTGATCGTAAAGTGATGCTACCTC